CTCGTGATATGTGTGCATTGGCTTTGTTTTCAGTGCGGGTTATTTATTAGGTGTAAAAGAAAAATTAAAATAGGTTATGAGAAAGATAATAGCAATTAGTAGATGCCATTCCATAGGTGGGGGAATAATGAAAAAGTGTAGAATTAAAAAATAGCGAATCATGATAACGAAAGAACAAGTTAAAGAAATATTGACAAAAAATCCGGCAGGAATTACAAAAGAAGAGTTGAAATTTGTTTTTGGCATATTCTGCTTATCAATCAAAGAATATGAAAAATCAGAACATAATCTTTGGTTTGAAGTACATTTCGAACGCATATACATCGCTCAAATTCGATATGGTATAAAAGGTGGGATGTCTTTTAGTAACGAATATGTAAATATGGGAGATGGATGTCATGGAGTAACAATGGGAACAGTGAATAATACAGCCGATCTATTAAAAATATTCATCAATATGTTTTACGACAATTTATTGAAACAAGCCAACTATGCTCCTTTATATAACGAAGAGACATCTCAATTCGAATCCCTTGAACAAGCTCAAGAATATTTGGAATATGTTCAATCTATACTGTAAAATTTAAATAGAAATGAAACAAAAGAAATTACATATATCTTTTGACTTAGTATAATTGGCAAAACGAAAAGTACAAATTTTCAAAACGAAAGAGGATGTAAATTAAACTGTGTCAGCAAAGAATAAAATATTAACTTTGCTAACACAGTTTTTCTTGAATAAAAATCCGCTAACCACCACTCTGTTTCGAGTAAAAAGATCGTTACTTAGGATGCTCGTAGTTTCTTAAGAGTTGATTTGTCAGAGGATTGCTCCATCGAATTGAATGTCTTTTTCCGGAAAGGAGAAAGGCCTCGGATTAATGGTTTTGTTCATTATAACACTAAAACTAAATTAAGGTTACCAACAAATCTGTTGTAACGAAGAAGATGGCCCATCAGTACATAACTTACCTTTTTCATCGAAGAATAATCGATCCATACAGACCACTCTATCCCAATTCGGTTTTTGGCAATGCACATCAGCATGGCGATGATAAACAATATACAGATCACCATTCGGAGCCTCTACTATCGAATTGTGTCCCGGTGCAGAAACCCCTTTAGGAAGATCCGTAGTCAAAAGAGGATTATCCTCACTCTTTACCCAAGGCCCCAGTGGACTATCCGCATAAGAAACCCCTACTCCATAAAACTCATAGCCGGTATCATTGGCGGAATAAGTCATATAATACTTTCCATTCTTTTTAAACACATAAGCACCTTCATTGCATCGGTTCCTATCCCAGTTAACCTTTTCCCATGTTTGCGAAGCGCCAGATATAAAAACAGGTTCCCCCATCAATCCGGAAAGGTCTTTTTTTAATTTCACCCCATAAAGTTCACCAGTAGCCAACGTATCCTGCATTCCATTTTTGCTGAAATATACATAAGGCGTCCCGTCATCATCAACAAAAATGTCTGCATCAATGGCAGAATAGCCCAAGTCGAACCAAGGAGTATAAAGATCTATAAACGGTCCTCCCGGCTTTTCACTGACAGCAAGACAAGTAAGCATCCGATCCAAATCTTTCATATAACAACTGTAAGTCATATAAAACCGCCCTTCGTAATATTTCACCTCTGGAGCCCAAAAGCCATAACAGCCGATGTGATCCTTTGGTTTACGATACAAAAGACCTTGATACTTCCACCTAATCAGGTCGGAAGAAATATAATAAGCAAATCCTTCTCCTTCCGGCAATGCAGTCGTACCTGTCAGGTAATATAAACCACCGGCTTTATAGATAAAAGGATCAGCTATATACAATTCAGTACTGTCCGTTGTTTTTAAAGGATTCTCATAACACCTTAACTTCCTATCCGATATTTGATGACAAGAAAACAAAAAAACACTCGACAATACAAGCATCGTTTGATAAAAAAACTTCATATAAATGTTATTTTTGCAAAATATCCAGTAAATGTACTTCTATTTTTCTAATAACAAAACTATTTCCGATTCCTTTTTAAATGAACCCTAATCACATATTTGACAAACTACCGCTAAACTGAAAATTTAGCGGTAGTAGTTCACCAAATCCTATAATATCCCCCAATCCCTACATATGGAGATAAGCCATTTCGGCCAATCCCATAACCGGCCGTGATGCCTATTCCCCAGCGACGGGATGACTGCCGTTTTGTTATAGACATTGTCTTTCGAAATATATCAATACTATCGAGTGAAGGATTATATCCAGACACCCAAGCATGATAATCGTCCGTCAAGTATTCTTTCTGTGTGACCGGGATAGGTACAAAAATCGGCTCTCTCACTGTATCTCCCTCAAGTGTGATGTAGACAGGGAACAGTTCCGGAACCGTCTGGATCACCGTTTCATAGACAGGATAAGGAATGCTATCTCGAATCGTGTCACGCAGAGTCGACGTGTCGGTTTTTCCAACAAGCTCATCCCCTATCCTATTCGTGTGCCGGCCGGCCAAGAAGCAAAGAAGGCAGAGAATCAAAATCAGTATTACATGCCAAGTTTTCATGATTAATATTTCATAGCCATACCCGTATTTGGAGGCCGCCCGGATATGAAAAAGGCGGCACATCTCAAATTAACATGAGGAGTGCCGTCTTCTGTTCTCTTAAGAAAATAAGACGAAACTAATTTTGTATTTTCACTTTTGGAGATTTCTTAAACAACTCATATATCTGAGAAGCTCCACCGAAAGGTAAATATACATTTTTAAGTTTTGTTCCGATAAGTCTATCTTTAGCTATTACACGACCTGTTGAATATACATCATAAATGAGTTCTTCCATAAATCTATCAGGAAGTCTCACCTTATCATCTTCTATATAATTATTCAAGTCCTTTATATATAGTACAAAAGAATATGATATACATGCCAGTTTTTCCGACGTTTCTTCTTTTTCAATAAGATATGTCAAAGATGCTTCCGATACCAAGACACTTTCATTTTTATTCAACTTAAAAGAAATAAAAAATTCAATTCCCGTATTATCCGTTTGATCCAACGATGAAAGAATCTCAGAGTTGATAGAAAACGATTCCTCTTGTATATCCAATATTTTTACTTCTAAAACTTCAGTTTCCATTATAAACCATCTTTAATCCGTTAGACGCATTGACTATTGTATCAGCATTTTTTACAGATTTGCTTATCGGATAAGTTGTATATGATGAGTTGTAAAGAAAAAAAACACTTCCATCTAATGTTTTTTTAACAGACAAGATTTCACAATCAAGTGCAACCTCTATTTTCTTTATTGTAGATATCGTAAAATTATGGGTTCCACGCATCCATTTACTTATTTCAGCTTCACTCTTTCCTAATTTAGTTGCTAAATCCTTTTGAGTTAATCCTTTCGAGGCCAAAACACAATGTATCCTATCCGCTATTTTAAAAGAAAAATCTACCCATTCCCGTGTTTCCTCGGAAATCATAGTTCTTCTTTTCTCCAATATTTTACTTCGTTTCATCATCGTTCCTTGTAAATTTTAAGTTTCCTATAAGTTCACCCGATTCATTTATACATATTTTTCCACTATGCTTTCGTGATTGAATGAATCTTTCAGTATCAACCAATCTATTAACTATAGATGACAATAATGGACTGTCTTGCCATTTATCAGCGTCTTTTATTCCTCCATTTCCTAAAATAAGAATCTTGTTCGAAATTCTGACACAGTAAAGACGAATCTTGCTTGTCTCTATTGGTATAGCGGAAATACCACTTCCATATCTATATTCAGGGCGAAAATACCTTTCCAACGCCCCTCTACGAATTATGTTATCTAACCATGATAAAACAATATCCAAATCTTCTTTATATTCATCATTATCTGAGAACCTTAAAACGAATTCCTCAAACTCTGTATATTCATGTCCATCTATCCTAATCGAATATAAATTCAGTTTGTCATATTGCTCTATTAATTCGACTTCATATCGTTCCATTCTTAACTTTAAAGTTAATACACGATGCAAATATGGAATTTTTTCTTTCGTGATAGAAACAACGCATTGACTTTAACTTCCACATTAATTTTTTTTCACAAACAGCACTCCCCACAATGTCAAAGAACGATTATAGACAAGTAGTCTTTTATTGCAACAGATTCCACCCGGCAATAACATCCAGCATATCGGCTTCTACCCCATTCTCAACCTTGCTCATCCCGGCCACAATACGGATCATCTGCTCTCGGTCATTTACATTGATCGGATCATCAGCCGGGATTCCGGCATAGTCTGAGACAGCCTTGATATAGGCTTCCGTGTGATTGTTGTCCTCCGGCGGGGCCCAACGGGTAATCATCTTACGGATAGTGTCGAGCTTGTAATTTTTGAAGTAGTTAGACAATATTTTAAACATAGCCCGGTATCCGTAAGCCATTGTTGTAAATTGCTTAAACGACTTATCCTTGCTTGGTCTCACCTCGCCCTGAAATAAGTCGCCATTAATCCGAATATTACCAGGATTGTTATTTCTAAGTCCTCTTGCTGTCATAATATATTACTCCATTATCTAAATTAAACTTGTCTAAAACTCACTGGGTGGCTCTCGATCTGGACATCCATGTTTATTACATTTCCGAAAATCAAGAGCACTATTCCTAATTATCAATTCCGTATTCTTTTCAGTTAGCTCACGGATACGCTGACGCAATTCTTCTATTTTTGCATACAAAGTATCTATTTTAGTATCCAGCTCGCCCACTCTTTTTTCCTTTTTCTCGTATAATTCTTTCCATTCATCAGCATACTGAGTAATGTTATCCGCTTCTGCTTTTTTAGCTTCTGCGGCAGCCTTACGTTTTCGAGATTCATAAAACATGAATGCTCCAATTAACGGCAGGCCCGCTGCGCTGATAAATGATCCTATCAACTGGACTATTTCTTGCATTTCCATCATTTAAAGTAAAAATAATATGCCTAAATAAGTGGATAATAAGGCAGCTATCTCAATCCAGAACATCGGCTTGCTCTGGTAGAACTTATACCAAAATGTGCCCTCTTTTTCTTTGGCAATGCTTAATGCAGTATACCCTACATAGGCAAGCCATACTAACAACATTGGCCAGAGGTTCAATGCCACCCAAAGTTGCGATCCGGCAATACAGATGATTGCTCCAGCAGAATGTATCTTGCTCTCATAATCATCTTTGAAATTGGGAGCTGAACCAACAAAGAACATGCCAGCACAGGACAGAAATGCAATCCATTCCGTGTTTGGTTTACTTACCTCCAATATTGCAGGCATCAATAAACCGGCAGTCAGCCACATCGTTGCCATAAACCACAATTTATGCTCCAGATAGTAATAGGTAGCACTTATGGAATAAGGTACACCCTTAGTCTTTACACACACGGCAGCCGTGTAGGCCGCAATAACAAGCATTGAAATAATCGTCAAAATAGTTATCATACCAATCTTACATTTATGTTAATCAATTCTTTCAAATGGGCATATACCGGATTAATCGTACCATAAAAGCAGTAATATTTCTTCCTTACACCGTCTTCCATTTCCGTGTAATACTTTTCCTGTTCAAGCGTCATGCCTGGCGCATAGAGTTTGGGATCGCATTCAGTGCCTTTGTGATTTTCGTCCATGCGCTCATAAAGAGCAGCCGTATCTACCGAAGGAGGATATATTTCGAGAACCGGATTTATCGGTTGCCGGACTTTCCATAACCAGTCATCGTTAATTACCCGGTTGCCGGTATCCAACTTCCCGTTAATAAATTCTTTCCATTCCGCATGTGCGTATTTGGCACTAATCGCTTCATCATCCGTCAGTGACATTGCAGACACAGATTTACGGGTGATACGGGATAACTGCTTCTCTGAATCGTGCGTTTCCGTGTAGTTTACGGCTTCCTGTAATTCGGCTGTTGTTCTATGGATTACATCGGGGTAGCCCGTCACCTCAATCGCTTCTACATCTTCCACTGTCTCGGCAGCTTCAATATCAGAGAGTAACTTTTCTGATAGACCTATACAGATATCATTGTAATCTGCCATCTCATTGAGAGCTTCCAATAACAGGGCGGATTTATACAATTTCCCGTTTACTTCAACCGTATCTTTTCGGGTGCACTGGTCTTTCAGAGACAGACGGTCATAGGTATAGGCATCGTTGCCGTCGATGTAATAGTGCCGGTAGTCGGTGTTGTAGACTTCCTGACGTTTCAAGTCTTTTGCGGCTTGAAGTTTTTCTTCCGGTGTCGGTTCGGGAATAGGTGTCAACTGCATATTGAACACTTCTTCTACGGATGCACCTTCGTTTGCCTCTTTAAAGGCAATCTGTTCTTCTGTCAGCAAAACATACTTTCCAGCGATGTAATCTTCCCAGGTTGTGCCGGTCTCGTAGTTATTGGAATCGAGCTGTTCCGGCATTGCGACGTAGATGTTTGCTGTGTCTTTTTGTATGTATAGATAGTTGCTCATATCATTTATATTTTGTTTGTTTATTCTTCATATGCGTAGTAGCGGATTAGGACGGTGCCGTCGCCGCCTTTCGTCGATTTTTTTGATGCATTTCCTCCAGCTCCGCCACCGTAGCCGCCACCACCAAGTCCGGCACTCCAGCCAGAAAAAAAAGCGCTACTTTCATTACTGCCTTCGCCACTTCCTTCTGTATAATCAGAAGCTCCAGGTTGAGACGTTTCACCACCTGATCTGTTATAAGAACTTGCACCACCTGCTGCATTCCTTTTACCATTAGATTCTCCAAAATCACGTGTTGTATGTCCTTGACCGGATGTTCCACCACTGCCTGTACCATCTGATCCTCCGACTGAATGAGTAGATCTATCTACCCCTACACCACCCGAACCACCATTTCCGTCTCCATTCCATTGAGACAGATGACCTCCATTGGCGCGATAATTAGAATTAAGAAATTGTGAATAACCACCATTATTGCCACTCACTCCTGCTCCTACTACGATATTTATAACTTGTCCGGGGATCACAGATACAGCACCTCCATCTCTATATCCTGTCGTTGCCCTTTTATAAGTTTTTGTGTATCCGCCTCCACCACCTGCGGGGACTCCCATAGATGAATTATGTGAACATCCACCCCCAGCACCTACAAGAAACACATCCACCTCCGTGCATCCCGGTGGAACCGTCCAGGTGTAATTCCCTGCCGGGTAAAACCTTTTTTGGAACAATACCAACTTCTTATTCCCCATCGTCCTTCTTCTCAACATATCAATCCTGCTCTTTAACGGTTATTGAATACATGACACCACTCGTAGCTATCTTCAAGATGGACACCTCGAAAGGCACGCCGGAAGTAGTGGTAATAGAACTACCGGACATTGATCTAAAACTGCCAGTAGTGGGGATAGGCTGCGTAAAAGAAGCAGTAGGATTACAATCAAGATATATCTCTTCGCCTACATTCAGTGCCCTTGCAGACTCATTTATCGACAGGTTTGAAGCGGAGGATAGGGTAGCCTTAACCAACCTCTTGCTTGTCGGTATATTCACAAGAGTGGTGACAGAATTACTCCCTGTGCCGAAGTTTACTATATCATCCACCCTCTTCTTGTCCTCCGCCGACATATACCCCGCTGTGGCGGAGGTGGCGATGGGGGGAGTGCGGTATTGACCGTTGTTGGAGAGGTATTTTGTACCGGAGCCAGTATTTTGTAAACTTTGTCGATTAGATACCAAAGTATAGGTCTTGTCACTCTTATTAATAATTATGGCTATTATTGTCAACCATATAGAACGATCACTGGGGTCTACCGCTAAAATATTTGTTGTAATACCATATATTTCAGTAGAATTATTAATTGTTATCGGGCCAAATCCATCAGGGTTAGTCTCAATTCTTGCTGTTGTTATTCCTTTATTTACTGCATCAACTACCTTTTGATAATTTTCATCTGACAATGTACCATTCTCCTCTGGGAATAAAGTTGCAACATCCAGATACTGATTGCTCGCCACTATCTCCGACCACGCCCCATTGTTACGCCCGTAGGTTTTTCCGTCCTTTGGAGCTTCCTGCACATAGTTCGACAAGTCGACCTGCGTACTACCAATATGCTCCGGCTTCCCGTCTATGAAGATATACTCGTCGTAGATATCGTTTCCCGACCCGGATTTGGGGACAAGATAGATAACATTACTTTCCCTCATTTCCGGGAGAGATTCAACCTTCTGAAGCGTTACACTATTAATGGCTGATATCAAAGACTGGACTTCTTCCTTTGTGTATGTTTCAGACTTTAGATAGTAATTTGTTAAATCGTTTACCGCTTTTGTGATAAAACCGCTATTGTTGGTCAGATCACTTGTTTTGGTTGGTATGGCCGGTTCGGCATATTCCATGAACGTACCGGATGAACTGTTGTCTGAATCCGGAACAAACAAATACTTCTTTCCTGAAACAAGCCCAGCAGCGTCAACAAGCACATTACCCGTCCCTGATCCGGCAGGTCCCGTCTGACCACGGGGAATGAAGAAATTCAAAATGTACTTCGGGTTACCTTCGGGCGTCTCTCCATTCTCAACAACTTCAACTCTGGCTTCTTCTGAAGGATCAAGAGTTGTCGTTGTCCCCTGTTCAAAGACTGCCGGCTGACCGTCTTTGCCTTTAGGGGTAGTCAGGTTAAGAATGTATTTGGGATTGCCTTCTTCGTCTACTCCGTTCTTGGTAAAGCTGCCGGAAGGGGTTTCACCAGAGGTGGCGTTGACGGATTCTAAGATGGGAGTTTTACCACTATCCCCGGCATCGCCTTTGCTACCTTTAGGCAACGACATAGAAATCTCATATATCGGAGAGCCATCAACATCATTCTCTTTAAATGATATTTGTACGGTAGCAGGCTGTCCCGGTTCCAATGTAACAATCTCCCCGACTTCAAACTTGGGAGTTTTCCCGTCTGTACCCGGATCACCGGGGTTGCCTTTTGCCAGGACAAGATTGATATTGTATATCGGATTTCCCGATCCGTCCGCACCTCCAGGTGTCAATGTAACAGATGGAGAATCTCCTTCTGATACCGTACCAATTTTAAACTGCGGGGTTTTACCATCCACGCCTTGCAACGCTTTGATGGTTGCACGAACCGTTTTAAACGTGTTTCCCGACTGCTGAAAGGTCGGCAAAGACGAAATTCCCACAAGAGAATCAACCTCTTCGTACTGCCCCGGATCTTTCGCCGTAGACGCAATCAAATCCTCCACCGCTGCCGCAATCTTCTGCAAGTCTTCCGGCGCGATCGTTGTCCCGTCTGATAATATGATATCTCCTGCTGCCATAGGTGCTAATCTATTTTATTCCTCTGTTCAAAAATTGATTTTGCATCCGCCAATGCCGCTGTATATATAGCCTCGCTATCTGCATCCGGTATAGACTTGTCAAATGATATATTCTTGGTCCCGTCTGCATTGATGATTATGTAGCCGAAACGAACATCTGCCTTCTTGACTGTACCCGTTACCGACTTTACGTTTTCCCCTTCATCCTGTGTGATATTGTACTGTACTTCGTAACCTACCACATTGTTCAGGTATGTGCTCTTGACCACTGATGATACTTGTTCGAGTGCCATAACTTATTCCTCCTTATCTTTAGTTTCTGTTTCGACTTCTGTTGCTGAACGCACAATGCTGTCTAATACAAATCTTTTGAAGCCCGGCTTGATGAGTTTCATCATTTCGTCAAATTCTTCATCAGGGATTTTGATATCCCCTTCTGAATAATAAATATTGCGTGCCAATTCGCTCATTGGGACACTCTCCGATGCACGGTGCAGAGCGTTCCCAATCTCCTTTCGAAGATCATGATTTTGGTACTGATCTATTCCAACTTCTACATTTAACTCTTTGAAATTTACTTGTTTCATAATGATTTTTTTTATGAGTTTCTATTTATTATATACCAATCCCTATTGAAATACATCAAAATAGCGGAATCACCTTTACCCATCCAGAAACCAGTATTGCTTCCAGACGCTTCATTTATAGTATCTCCATTTTCATTTATGATATTATTATTTGTTCCTCCTTTAGCTGCGACATATATTCTCCCTGTAGCCCATTTTGCCACCAATAAAATGATAATAATGGCAGAGTTATCAACAACTGCATGTCCTGAATTAAAATAGCCAAATTCAGATTTTATTGCGCTATCACTCGGCAGATTGACTGTTATATCTGATGTAGGTTGATATATATAAGTCCTTTGATTTCGCAAATTCTTAGCCGATGAAAAACTGCTATTGCTTGGAGCAATATTAGGTCCAGTAAACACATCCTCTATGATCCCGAAATTTCCTTTGACACGAAGTCCTCCGTCACAATCTACAGCAATAGGCTTAACATCTGTGCTAGCATCCCCAGAAGCAGATACCGAAAGCCCATATGTCGTTCCACCAGAACTGGCCTTATTATGGTTCTTTATAATAGCCGTGCAAGTAAACGAACCTCCAGTCGACAAAGGAGCTAAATTGCGCCCAAAAGCGATACGAGTATTCTCCCCTATCATATCTATATATCCAACATCTTTTCCCGGACTTGCATTGCATTTAAACCAGCCATATTCAGTTATGGTAAACGATCCAATTTGAGTTGCACCTTTAAGATTTATCTTGGATGCTTCAAGTGTAATACTTTCAGGAGATTGATTTATAGATGATATAATATTATCTTTCCTGGCATATAAATTATTACCATAAGCGGTCGTCATTATTCCGGATTCTTCCGTAGGATTACCGTCGGCATCAAAATTAGCAACGACAACCCGCCATTTATCTTTATTTTGCAAGACAAAAGATGCAGCCGATACAGCATTGTCGTTAACCGTTTCCCATGACTGCGTTCCGTTTACACCGATATACCGCTTTGTTATTTTTGTCGACGGATTATACCACAATGCTCCTACGTGTTTAAATTCCTGACCTGATGGCCAAGATTGCCAAGGATCATTTGTTTGGGAATATTGTTCCTGTGAATACAAACCGCATTCAAAAGCTTTATTTGCTAAATCTGCTGCATCTTTTATGCCTTGAGTATTTGTTCCTACGGCCGAAGATATCTGATCATACTCCACGGACAGGTTTGCAACCGATGTTTCAAGTGTTTTTAAATCATTTTTCGATGCAAACAGAGAAACAGCATCCGCCTGCGTGATCCACCCGGCACTTTCTATCGTATTGTTGATATTATCCACCTTCGTAGATATACCGGACATCTGTTCTGCGGTAATCTGCAACTGACTGTCAAAGTGGACATAGATTTCTCCCGTCTCACTATCTACATAATCTTTTGTCGCCAACAGTTTGATGTATTCGTCTGTCTGGTCGATCTGTGTCTGCAACTTGACAATAGCATCCGCAATCTCATCAGAAAACAGCCCTACACCATAAATAAGTATCTCACCAGTGAACCTCAGTTCAAAATCACCTTTCCCGTTCCATTTCCCGACCTTAGACAGCTTTTGATAGCTGTCGCTTTCCGATAGCTGCTCTTCATGATACAACTCAGTTCCTGGAATACCGAAACCGCAAGAACCGGGACGGAGCACCTTATAGAACAAAGAGAAAGAATACGTCTTTTCCTCTTCTTCCGTGTGATCCGGGATATTCATTATAGCATTCTGCTGAAGGATATACGTGTTCCTTATTCGCAGAACGTTTTGACCGTTGTCATTATAAATATCGGCAACTTGATCCTTATCTACATAGAAGCTACCGTCCAGCCAAAGATATTCTCCACCTACGTTGATAAAATGAACGTTATTTGCGGCTGTCCAATAGTTTGTATTCTGGCTGAAAGAAGAGTTTACAAGGATGTTACCACCTTCTGCGGATATGTCGTTACGGATGCCATCAATAAGGCTTTCAAATTTGCCGTTCATGGCAATAAAGGTCTGCTCAATGGTATCTCCGTTTTGTAAAACAATAGTTGAATTTTCAAAAAAAGCTCCACGGGCATATAAACCTACTTGCTCGGTCAACTGTATGCCATTCTTTGTCCTCACGCCAGCACAATTTCCCAAACGAGCTAAAAGGCTATCGTCTGGATTCGTTTTCATGCCATATATGGCACTTATATGAGGAGTTCCAAGTTCATCTATAGTTGTTATTTTGACTATACCTTTCCTTGTTGAATCCGTAGCGGAGTCTACACGAGTTAAAACATCTCCTTCTGCGATTTGGGACAGATTTCCAACAAAATTTTTAAATGTAATCCAATCCAATCTATCTTCTCCATCGGCAAGCGGTCCAATACCAACTTCTTCTACTTGAAGTTCATACTGTTTCGTAATATAATAGTTATTGTCAGAGGAAGGTATTCCGTTATAACGTTGCACTTCCAATAAATCACCCGGCCTAAAAGGATTGTATAAAATGCCAAGTTCTGTGTCTAAATAAAGACGTCCGGCTGCCGAATCATAATAGGCAACCTTCATTTGGCCGGAAAACATAACATTATCATTCTCGCCTCTCAATTGAGATATAATCATCTCATAGAAACGAGCACTTTTTCTGGCTACAATATCATCTATTTCAAGGCGATATCTGGTTTCTTTTACTCCTGCGGAATTAGTTATCGTATAAGGGGATAAATCCCATCCTGTTCCTTCGGGGAAACCTGATATAAAAGAAGGAGACCCCATACGCCCCCCTATATAGATATCACTCCTCACACGAAGCGAATCCAATATGGCGGCGCCCGTACTCTGGATCTCCCAGCCTTTACCTTCCCAGCCGTCTATGAAAATGGAAGAGCCGATCTTCTTGTCAAAAAGTATATTCCCGTGGGCGGTATCGTCGATATCTTTGCGAAGATACATATCACTTATGTCTACATAAGCCTTATTTATCTCATATAGTGTACGCAGTGCTGAAAATACATTTTCATCTGAAGCAGCAGTAGCATCATCCTTTTTCACGATATAAACACCAAAGCCGCCACCTTGATTCACATAAGTATTCCCTTTAAACTGAATATTATCTAACTTTTGTTCCAGTTCCCCTAATCGGGAATAGGCTGCACTTTCCCCGATTGTGTATACAGGGGAATCGTAGGGGATATCCAACTTCTTCTCAAAGCCGATTACACGAGAGATACGACCGTTCTCAAAATACGCCTTATTTATAAGGTTTACTTTTTGCCCTGGCAACAGGTTGATTTCTTTTTCTGGATTTAACAACCCATTGTTTTCATCATAACCGGAAACCCGATAAGAATTAAGACTGCATGTATATGTCGAAGGATCAGAAACGACCTTGTCCTTATATGCAATCGTTCTTTCCAAAAGTTCCTGTTCAGCCTGTGGAATTAGAGCGTCATTTACATAACGGGTATCAAAATTGTACAAGATATATTTATTCCCTATACCTGGAATAAGTGGGCTTTCTGGCAAAGTCTGTCCATAAGTATCATTGCGTACTATTTCAAACACTTGCGCTTCCGGGTTATCTTCCGGCAATCTTTCCGGGTTGAATTCCAAAGCAAAATCCATTCCCGAAAGGGGACCGGTCTGAAATATGACGTGCAAGTCCTGTCCGGGAAGAATATATTCTTTTTTAAATGTCAAATTCGCATCCTTGAACCGATATACAGTGAATGTGATAGGATCGCCAGAATCATCCTCATCCGTGATTTCCTTAGGAATTACTTCAGTTATCGTTCCGGTCACACGAGGATAGATGTCCTCAAAGATAATGACCGCTTCAACAACCTGCTCTTCCTCCAAGCCTTCGATAACATCCACATACGGAGTCCCAGCAGGAAGCATCAGTCTTTTTTGGACTACACCCTCTACGACTGCCCCCGTTTCTCCCTTCCGATAGTCAGAAGGGAGATTTCGAGACGATCCAAAAGCATATAATCTTGTTGCAAAAATATCCTGACTCTGGCTCCTTGACATTGAAGATATTTCCTTCCCTATTTCCAAGTTTACAGGTTCCCCATGTTCCAAATGTCCAAGATATATTTTACCCCCATCAACCCACCATTCACATTCCCATGCCTCCGCTATTTTTGTCAGAGCATCTATGATGTTCGTGTTGTTATACTGCACCAATTTAGCTACAGGATCAACAGTGCTATCCACTATAGCTTGATATTCCTTGCCTTTAAAAGTAAATCCTATTGCACGGAGATTGGAAACGACAATGCTCAAATGGGCTTCCGGGGAACGGGTAAGGCTCCAAGATGCTTCTTTATTTCCTTGTCGATCATAAAAAAGTATATGATTCTTCCATCGATAATAATGTGATTCCAGCCTGAGTGTATAATCATATCCACCGTTAGAAGTATTAAATGTTGGGTATACTTTATCTGTTATATAATAAAGCGAGCCTTCATAATCCACATTGTCGCCTATCTCCAATTGTACCGGAGTTTCTAAAGAGAATACAATACTAATATAATCCTCTTTCATCAGTTCAAATCGATGCAATGAACTCGATCCTATTGATACTGACAACTTGATTCTGCCTGATATGTTCCTTATATCAATCATATGTTCAAAGTTCAGGGATAAAAAAAGGAAGTCCAATTTTCTGAACTTCCTAAATACGACAATCATTTTATTGTCGTGAATTAATCTCTATCATCAGGATTAGGCTCTTCAAACTTAACAGATAACCGGCTGTTCATACGCGACCTGTCAAGAGCAAAACTCGTAGATTTTTTATGAACAAGAATAAAGGACATGCCAATAGCCGGAACCCGAACTGTAACTTTTCCCTTCTGGAGTTCCGAAACGAACTTTGCATAATTGGACAAATATTCTTCGGGAGTATCGCCGTGAATATTAAATGTCAATGTTACATCACGACTTGAAATTTTAGGATTGTTATATATTACCATCTTCCCGTTTTCAAGGCGGCTTTCGCTTTCTATAAAATCCTTATTGCCGGCAGGAGTAAGAAGGTTCTGAATAAAGCTTTCCCCCATAGCAACCCTATATGTTCCCCAAGCATCATTACTGTTTATAAATAAGTCTCCCAACATAATCTATAATATTTTTGCAGTTCCGTCATTTATAATATCGACCTCACATCCTCCGATATTTACAACTAATATCACGGAATAGTTAGTTGCTTCTATTTTAGCCTTTCCCCCGTGCATAAGCATTACCTTATGAACCTTTGTATTATCATCATAAGACAAGCTCGCAATGGTATTTCCTACTACTGCAACATTCGGTTTATTGCAGAGTTCAATATATCCACAATCCACATAAACCCCAAACGGTTTCACATTCTTGGCCATCCCCCTAAATGATTCTAGGGGTGGATAGTTGTTATGTTCGCAAAACTCCCGGCCTTGTGGGGAAAAGAAAAGCCAACACAAACTTTTCCAGTCTGTAGCTTTTCCTGACTCACAACAAGCACCTAAAGAGATTGCTTTCTGCATTATATCATGAACTTTCATACTATAAATTATTTGTATTGTTTTCTATCTTTGTCAACTTGGAAACTACTTCTTTTAATTGCTTTACCGTATCTCCGGTATTATCACTAATTTGCTGCAATTCTATATATATATTAGCCATCATCACGCGAGTTTCATCTGCAATATCATACAATGACGCAATTCTTATATTTATCGAATCAATACTTGCACTTATATACAGCAGATTTGCAATCTGGTTAGAACTCTGCAAATACAAAAGAATTTCTTCCCCAATCATTTGCAAAGCCGTAAATCGCCCATTCAATTCATTCACTGAATCTTGAGACATTACTTCAAATCCTCCGCTTGTTGCCTGTTGCTCATATTTGCTTTCATCCTTTAGCCATTTGCCAGAATTTTCAAATATTTCTTGTGCCTCCTTGTCCATCTTTTCCTTCAACTTATTCAATTCGGCTTCTTCCCATGGTGATATAATACCATCGGACATATAGTCGGCCAACTGCTTCATGAAATCTTGAACCGAAGGAGACAGCTTCTTTTTTAAAAACTCTATGATAGCGGTTTTAATGAGTGTTTGAACAGCTTTAGCGGATGATTCTGCGGCATTTTCTCCTGTAGCCCATGCGTCGGCATAGGCCTTAGCAAACTCATCAATAGCGGACATAACATCTGTCCCAGTGATGGCCTCTATCGCTTTTTCTTTATTCTCTTCAAGTTGAGCATTAATATCGTCTAATTGCTTCTGCCACTCTTTTATACGATTGTCATCTGATTTTTTCTTGTCTTGTTCTTCTTTGATTTGTTGCTGAATAAGAAGTTTTTGTTGCTCAAGAAGTTTATTTTGCTGATCTATTAGTTGAGAAGCATCAGTCGAATAGGCTTTTTCTATTGATCGGCCTAATTTTTCATATGATGCATCAAGTACATCAATCTGATCCTGTAATTTCTGGATGCGCTTTTCATTCTTTTTATCATGAATTTTAGCGATAGCGGAAGCCAAAGAAGAAACGACGCCAATAGCTGCTCCGGCTGCGGCTCCAATGGGGCCAAACATTGCTCCGGCTTGCGCTCCTTGCATTGTCGAATTAACAGCATCCATTGCGATATTCAAACCTTCAGCTATACCACTAAATACCCCACCAAACGAGTCGCCCAGCTTGCCAAATGTATTAGACAAAAATTGGACCGAAGAAGTAACCTCATTTACACCTTCATTTATAAGCTGCAATGATTCCGTTAATTTCTTAGGATCATTCCCTGCGGCGAAAAAACGTTTTAAGCCTTGTGTTACTTTATCAAATGCAGGCTGTAAAGTCTCTGCTTGATCTTTTACTCCCCTTAGCGATTCACCGGCCTGCCGTATAGCTTCTGGTGCTTCTTGCCAGCGTCTAAATTCATCTTCTGTTATACCTAGTTTTGAGCCAACAGTTGCGTCCCATTTACCATTTTTGATAAAATCAAGTGCTTCCTGACCTTTTGAAGCAAGTTCTTGCAGCTCCTTCAAAGATTTATCGCGCATATCTCCAAAAAGAGCAATAATAGCATTTGAAGAATTTTTGGTCTTAATTTCAAGATCAAGCAACTCTTTATCCCACTGCTTACCAAGCATCAATTTTTCACCTTCCGTTTCAGCATCAGCGATCTTTTGACCATATTCGACAGCAAGAGCCATTTTCTTCTCCTGATAAGAACCATATTCTTTCAAATAATCATTCATAGCCTTACGCTGGGCTTCAACCTGCTCATATTCCACTTCTTGAGTAGAACGCATACGGGTAGTTTTTGCCTGCGTAACGGCCGTTTTTATTTCAACAGCCTGCTCTTGCGTCAGTTTTCCTCCTTGTGCTTCTCTCCATTCTTTCTCCTTTTTACGGATAGCCTCTATTTCACGATCGTAATCATATTCTATTTGGGCAATGCGCTTATCGGAACCTTCCTCCATCAGATCAATCCGGGATTGCTCGTTACGACGTTGAAGTTCTAATAGTTCGTTATTTATTCGCTTCTGAATCTTCTTTTGCTCTTTTGCTTGCTTTTCGGCTTCTTTTTCTGCGGCTTTATTTTGTTTATCATAAGAATCGTAAACTTGCAATTGCTTGGTTGCTTCTTGTATATTAGCTCTTGCCTCTTTATATCTTCTCACGGTTTCCTCATCTATCCCCTCAAATTTCCCTGAGTCAAGTAATTTCTTTTGGTCCGCAGCTATTGAATTTAGATAAGATTCCGCTTGAGACTTCATCGTCTCATAATGTTTCTTATTCTCTATTATGGCTTGGTCTGCCTGTTCTTTGTCAAAGAATGGGTTATATTGTTCTCTGATTCTTCTGACATCATTATTGTATTTATACACTTCAAGCGAAAACGTCTTCAACTCGTTACCTAAGTTCGCTAAAGCAAGAGGATCTTTAATTTGGTACTTATCTCTTATTTTTGCGATTGCTTTAGAAGCTGCTTTTATAGAATTTTCTCCTTGATTGTATGATTCCTCTATTGAATCCCTAAAACCTTTTACTATTTCAGAAGAAAGTTGTTGATTTGCTATTCCGTATGTTTTTGACACGGATTTCTCCAAATCATCCATAATTGATACTTGATTCTTAATACTATCTTCTGTCGCTTCATCAATCGCCTTTTGCTGGACCTTTGCTGCTGTAGCCTCTTGTATTGATTTTGTTACAACTTTATAAGCATTGTTCAATTCATCTAAAGACGACTTTTCTGATAGTAGATAAGGCAAGTATTCCCCATACGCTTTGTTTATCTCACGTATGGCATTCGCCCGTCCTTGTGTCCCTTCTTCAGTACGTTTAACCGCATCGAACAATAATTTAGCATTGGCTTGTCCTTTTTCTACTAAATTATTAAATTCTTTCAATGACTCATTCAACCTCTTTTGCGCTGTATCAGCTCCAAACAAATTCTTCGTCCATTCTATAATATCCTTTCCATAGACAGACAGCATTGTTATTGCAACAACAAGTGCTGTTTGCCAACTGAAAATAGACGAAATTAACTGTTTCCATACTGGCGCAACTTTAGCTACATCATTGTTCCCGGCCGCAACAGCCGCTTTAAAAGCCTTGTATTCTGCCGACGCTTTCTTTAACTCGTCTGCAAGCATAGGGAGGTTGTTTGATATGGCCAAAAAGAAAGTATTCCATCCTATAGCTAAAGATGGCAATTCTCTCGCTACTTGTTGTACCGACATTCCCAAACCATTCCAGGCAGAAGCGTAGTTTCCTACATTTCTTTGATATCGGCCGGTAGCCTGTTCTGCCGCACTAATCTCGGTATTCAACGATTGTATCTGCTTTTGTAAATCGGTTCCGATCGCAGCCTTTCTATCCGAAGTGGACAGACGATCATATTCTGCATTAAGTAATGACAACTGTTTTCTCAGGGAAACAAGAGAATCCGCTGCTACCCCTTCTATTTTTATATTGTCGGAATATTCTTTTCTGAGTTTTTTTAGAGCCTCATTTTCTATTGTATATTGGTGAGTTATTTCCTTTAATTCAGTCAAGATATTTGATCCCTTTTGCCCCCTCTTGTCTATATCAGACAATGCCAAATAAGACTTATTTAGTTTCTTGACATCTTCATTTAAGGCTTTGACTTTCAACTGTTGTTCAACAAATACATCCGTAGCATTATTAAGCTCCGATGCCATCTGTCGTGCGCCTTCCATTACTCCATTAGATACATTAAGCTGATCTATAATACGTTGATAATTTTGAACCTGCTGCTCATATTCTTTCAGTTTCTGTGTCGATTCCTTATATTTCTTATTTAACTCTTCGAAACCCTTCATGTCACCAGCAACATTAAAGTCTTTAAGAGCCGTTTTCAGAGCTTCTACCTCTTCTCTGAGTTTTTGCACTTCTTGCCATTTGGCAGAAACATCAAAACTAAGTTTTGCCATAAATTACCCCTCTTTCTTTGTCCGGTTCAATAAATAACGTCCGTCTCGCTCGATAATCAGATCACCTGTGACTTGGTGTAGAATATCCTTTTGCATTAATAATAGATTTCTATATGGAATACGATACACTATCTCATTATAAGTTAGCTTTAAAGTTTCCATGAATGTGGCAATTTGCCCTATCATTGTTTCATTGCCTATCACTTTGGTATCGCCGCCATTCTTGCCACGCTCTCGGCTAAGGCGGCACAGACGAAAAAATCCTCTGCGGAGATTAGATTTATAACCGTTTCAAGTGCTTCTTTCAATTCCTTCATTGTCGCATCTTGAATCTCCGTATATTTATCCGGATCGTCAAAAATGAAAACAGACAATCCCTTTAGCAGATTCTCCAAATCTTCTTTTGCTTTACTCAGTTCTTCTTTACCTGTTGTGGTACGATCTATACAAGACAGATATTTTATTGATTTACATATAACAGCTATTGTAGGAGACTGAATGGTATATGCTTTACTTCCCAAAATGACGACTTTGAGGTCATCGCCTAAAATAGCGTTAGCGACTAAATTTGCTGCTTTGTTCATTGGATATTCATATTAAGCAAGAAAGGGACGGGCAGAATGTATCCGCCTGCCCCTTTCTGTTGTGATTCATTAATGGTACTTTAAATTCCCTTTAAAGTCTTGCCTTCAACATCAAACTGATATTCGGATGCAATGGTAGTTGAAACCTTCAAAGGAATGGCTGAAATAGCTAAACCAACGGCTCCATCGGTAGACGCTCCGCGCCCGATAACATTTGCTTTAGGGAAAATAATCGCTACATTATCATTAGATACAGCAACAACGCATTTATAACGCTGTTCCCCTGAGTTTCCTCTTTCCCAGCCTTTGCTATCATCTAATGGTTTACCACCCATCAATTCTGCCTTAGTGTTAAAGTCATAGGCGCCAATCGTCCAGTTTAGACTTACTGATCCTGCTTCAAAAGATGATCGGTATGTCTGTCCGGTCAATTCGTCCTTATACTCTGTTGTTGTACCGTCTTCTTCGGTAAACTCATATGTACCTTGATGTACATTGGGAACTTCTTTGAAAGAAGTAAACAATGATTCAAGTGTTGCATAAGTTGGAGCTGCTTCTAATGGCTCTCCATAAAGAATTTGCTTTACTCCAATCACGGATACTGTTCTTCCTGCCATATTCTTATTCTTTTACATTTAATAATTGAAATAATATTCTCACATTTACATAGAAACATTTTAAATCCCTGTTTTCTTCTATCCTTGTCGTATCGACCTCGTATGTATAAGATGTACCGTCGTAAGTAGAAGTGGCATGTAATTCATTGACAGCCAACCTTTCTAAAGCATTAAGTCTTGTAAGAGGTGCTGTTCCTTTACGATCAAGATAAGGGATACAGATATTCACATGAACAAATCCTGCTTTCCAATAGATGCCCGGCTCTACCGAATTAACGATAATAACAACCCGCTCGGACTTCACGTCTCCTTCGGGAACCGCTCCGTCTTTATACACCTTCTTGATTCCCAGTTTTTGGGCATCTTTATAAAGTATAGTCTGTATGTCTGTTGTAACTATCATTGTAGCATTGTCCTTACTGTTATCTCTGCATCATCAATCACACGTAATCCCTTGCTATTGACAAAACTTGCATAATCCATACCGGCAACGACAATAAGTGTGAAACCTTTCGATTTACAGGCAAGGCTTCTCGCATATTCAAGACCTTGTCGGCTTCCATCACTACCATCGCCGGACTTACCTCGCGCCCAAAACTGGACTGTTTTCTGCGCTTTGGTGGTGAAATATACCTTTTCGTAGTTTTCTCCACGTCCCTGAACCTGCTTAAATCCTCCCTCTTTGATTATCTTTCCATCCTGAGCCACCACATAGCCTAACGAACTGCGTAGATTTCCCGTAATATTGTTATATTTTCCTTCTCTAACAGCCGTTTCATAAGCCCTTTCCCCCATCTCTACAAGATGAGCGAATACTTCGCTAAAAACTTCTTCAAAGAAGTTATCAACATCTGAAAAATCATATTTAGCAGTAATTATTCCAGCCATATTTGCCCATAGTTTAGATAATCCGTTGTCATAGGATTGATTACTATCCCCTCACCACGAAGAGAACCGTCAGCATTCAAAACACGAACGACATCTCCGGCATTAATTTTTACCTTTTCTGTCACAACACGATATTTGTAAGGGTAAGTAACACCATTAACTGTATAGGCACGGTCAGCACTCTGATCGTAACATTTACACTTACAAACTAGCTCCCAACTATCTTCGTCTGTACCCTGAATAGGATTGCCATCTTTGTCGTATTCGTATTCCTTTACGACTTTCCTTTCTAATATGTGAGGTGCATAATACATTACCAATACATTGAAGCGTCAGAGATTCTACTTGATAAAACATCCTCTATGCCTAATTGCTTACATAACAATGAATAATACACTTTGATACCGTCCTTATCCCAAGAAACAGAAAACCCACTCTCATTAACAGATGTAGGACGAGCCAGCAATGATGGAATAAATTCGGCAATAGCCTTATTTACTTCATTTATATTATCTTGAGCAATCTCACTTTCAAGTGATATAGAACTATTCAAAGTTATATCCACAAGATCGGCCTCCGACAATTCAATGCCGAAGGAGCCGATCTTTTGTGTTATGTAATCAGCGATTTTCATTATCAATCGGGTTCTGTGTTCAACGACGCAATACCATTGATCTCCGTGATCACAGGCAAAGCAAATGTTTCAGCCTTTACAAACTCAACACCATTCGAGTTCTGAGTTTCACCTACTCCCCATTGAGCTACACGAATGCGACCATAGTTGGAATAAGTAACGCCGGGTTCAGGCCTTAATTCGTTATTGACATAGGCATTTTTGATTGTCCCCAAACTGCCGGAAGGAATAAAGACAAGGTTCTTTGCATTCCACGGATTGTAAGGGGTGAATGTACCATTGTTCTGAATCAAACACTGACGTCTAACCGGTTCGAAGACCGGCAATTCATTAGATCTCATAAATTCGTTGAGATCATTCAGCAGCAATGGGCTATTCTGCTTATCTGTTCCGAAAATTACCTGCTTCATCTTCTTAGCCCTTAGAATATAAGAAATTTTAGAAGGAGCAAGCAAGATGCGATCAAATACAACCTTATCAGAGAAAGCATCTACGATGGCCTGAATATCTTCGAATACGTCTACATTAGCAATGTTATCATCATTCCATTTCAGAGTAACCTTACCTTTATTTTCGGCAGGCATGTTATAATCAATAGTCGTCTTAACGCCACCCTCAGGGTTATTCGTTTCATCCAATGTGGCAATACCTTCATTGGATAACGCTCCCATAGCGATGATATCCAGTTTTGCCTGTACGCCTTGTACCGGAGTTCTAACATTGCCCCACATCAGATCAATAAGCTGTCTTTTTGCGACTTCTTCCGGAATTGATTTGCTGTCCAGAATTTCCAGAATCTTTCTGTAATCATCAATGGTCAAAGGCAGCGTAATTGCATGGTGAAGCACCTTTTGAGCAATAGTTTCAAGCCCATGAGTGCCCAATACCGGTTCTTTCGACTTATCGTCAATTGTCGCAGCCGCGATAGTGACATTATACTTGCCCTTAATTTCTTCAAAGTTTAATCCAACGGAAGGATAGTCCCAATTGAAAAATCTCTCATAGAATACGTTATCAAACAGCATTTTATGCTGTCTTGATACTGCATCAAAACGCAATTGAGTTTGCCTTGTGAGCTCTCCAAAAAGAGAACTATACTTTAATCTTTCTGCCATAGTATTACTGTTTTACGTAAATAATATTAGGGTTGTTTTTCATACAGATACCCTGCATCCATGAAGCGGGTAATTGCACTGTATATCCCAAAAGGACAACTGCGTCATACGCAGCCGAAACAGTGTCTTGATCACTACCTGCCAAAGGTTCGGTGTCTTCACCAACAACCGCGTTTGGTTCATACTTGGCCGCAGAACTACTTGTAGCCGTCGCTTCAATAAGAACATCGTCTGCCGCAAGCCCAGAAATAGCAGACGACAATGTCAATACATCATAATCTGCATTTGACGTATCAATGGAAGATACCGTAACACCGGTTGTTTCCCCCTCCTTCATTACAATATCATTAATCTGAAATAAAGTTCCTTTAGGGACTCTCGGTTTTGTGGTTGTTCCGCCAGATACGACTTTTGCATATTTGGATACAGCCGCAGTAAGGGTTCCGATAACAATATGTAATGGCGTCCCTTTGGGAATTACTGTCCCTTTT